AGTATCCTTTTTATACTTGTTTACCAGGTGTTTTGTTCCCCACTGTCCAGCTCCAGCTACTGGAAGAATATCTGGATTAGGGGACTTCTTTTCTTCACTTACACTTTTATGTAGTTTCACTCCAGTGACTTTCTGAACTAGATTCCATGCTTCTTTGTGTCTTTTATTTTTTACATGATCATCGAAAGTTTTCTTTTGATTTTCATTGGCACTTCTTTTAAATTTAATTAGTTCCATAATGCCTATATTACCAGCATATGCAGCTTCATGTAAAACTTCAAATTGTTTGAAAGTGTACATTACTTACTCCAGTTTTTCTGTGCCGTGAAGTTTAAGTGACTGAATTCAAGCCTATCAACTAATTTTACCGCACTACCTTTTAATTTATCAACGGCAACAAAACCTTCTGGATTTGTAATTCGATAACCATCTTCCGTCTGCACGAAGGTGTTTGTTACTTGTTTTATTTGTTGAAGCTTTTTAATAATCATATTTTTAGCATCGACTAATAAATTTTGTAAATTGAAAATTGCAACCAAATCTGTTGTATTCGATCTATAAAATCTCATCAATTCATTCTTCTCAACCATTCTTTTTTCTTTAGTGTCTTTCTTTTTGGCCGCTAAAATTTCTTTATTTAATTTATCTTCGACCCACTTAATCAATTCAACGGTATGTTTTGTAGTGTCTGTTATTTTTTGGCCTGAACGGATCTTAGAGTTATTAAAAGTTTTAATTTGTGTCTGTATAATATCAGAAGAAGAAATTCTATTTAAAGTCATAGAATTTATTCTGGAGAAAATAGTTCCTGCTGGAGATAAAATTGATGTGATTTCTTTTGTTTCTTCTTTAGTAAATGTTACTGTTCCTGATGCATCAATAAAATATGCATCCCTAAACCAAACATCTTTTGTCTTTTTTAGATTATTAATATCAATATTGAATGATGCTTTCAAAGATTGAATAGTTTTACCTGTATAAGAAGTGTGAAAAACTATTCCCATTTTAGCCATTCTCATAGATGCAGCCAGTTTACTATCGGCCGGTACAGCATAAACAATGGTATTAGGCTGAAACACGAGATATTTTTCACCTCCAATTTCCTTTATCGCACCATCGAGATCATCCTCACCAAACATCATATCACCTTGAAGAATGCCTTCGATACCCAGTTTCGGTAGATATGTGAGAGCAGTCTTTAATTTTTTATTTAAACCCTCGCCAGGATGATTTCGATCAATATCTTCTTCTGTATAATTTAATTTGGCATCAACATTAAAAATGCCTTTAGTGGCAACAAAAAACTTTCCATTCTCTGGATTAATTCCAGAAAATACTGCTGGTGCACCGTCCCATTTCGTTGTGACATTCACTTTTGAATCGGAATTACCAGCTAACATATCTCGAAGAGAGCGTAGAAAATTAATCGCATCTCTAGCACCAGGAACACCTCGATTGAGAACTTCATCTTCGATATGCTCCAGATGAACGTTTTTTCCTTCTTTACTAGATTCGATTATAAATTCTTTGAAGTTCATTTGTTTACCTTTACAGTTGAAGTCCCACTTTGTCCCTAACTCTATCAAAAGCAGCCTTACTTCTAAATGTGTATACGTCATTCTTTACTGTATCTTTGGCTTCTACAGTGGCTTGCATTTTGAATTCTGGAACTCCATCTTTATTAATTCCCATTTTAACGATATTCAAATCTTGAAAACATTCACTCATTATCTCATCGAAATTAAAATCGCTTGAAGAAATGAATTTAATAAAGCCATAAACTAAATTTGTTGTTGTATAGTTAGCTTTACCCTCCTTCAATTTTTTCTTCTCAGATTCTGGAACTTTTGTCGAATCAATAATAAAACGATTTAGAAATTCCACATATGCAGCCGTATTCGATAGAGAGATGTTTCCTAATGGTTTATCTTTATTCGCTTCTATTTTTTTGCCATCGGATGCAAAATCAACACCACTAAACATAGTTCTAAGTTCTGATTGTGATATCTCAAAACCTCTAGCTTTATTCGAATCTCCTTTGATTAGATCACCAAAAGCGATAATAACACCTTCAAACATTCCATGAGTTGTTAGATTTTCAATAACTGTTAATTCTTTTTGATTTTTACGAAAGATGGGAGAATCTTTCATTCTCTGTATTCTCTCATAAATCAAACGAGGAGCAAATGTATTTGAACCGCCAGTCAAAGCTTTCGAACTGAAACCGTAATAATGTGCATTATGAACAAAAAAATCAAATATCTCATAGTTCGTTCTAACTGGAAACGTGATATGGTTTATCTGTCTATTTTTTAGAAATTTCATGGCAAAAAAAGGACCTAAAACTTCACCGAATTCAGTCGTGATTACCTTAGGATCAATTTCTTGTTTAGCATTCAAATAAAAATTCTTTAATTGTTGTGATTGAATTTTTCCTTCCATGAAATCTACCAGTCCGAACAAATACATCTTGACAGCAACAGAAACTTTTAGCTCTTCGATTTTACCCTTTACTATCTTCGAATAATCTTTGACGGGAAATATCCAGAATTTATCATTTTGCGTTCTTACTAATTGAGGAATATCAGATTTAGGATGATTTTTGAAAAAATCTGATGGTTGAAACATATAATTATCCCTAAATTATTGTAATTTATTGGATATTTATACTTTCACTCCCTTGAATTTAGAACTAAAATCCTGACGTTCTCTATTTCCAAATGTATTGATTGGCTTATCATCATCAATTCCCGAATCAATCAAGTCTTGTGCATTACTCTCTACATCATACAATCTCATCTTCGTTCTGTCAACACCAACGACGAACTTTTTGTTGATGCCAGGATCGTTGTATCGATTTTTCAACTGTTTAACCATTATCTGTCCAAGCTGCTGCAATTCTTCTGTGCTGATTAGAGCAAACATAAAGTCTGCCGTTGCAGGAAGACCAAAAGATTCACTAGTATCTTCTAGACCGACATCAGAATTACTATAACCGGATCTGGTTGTTTGTGTAGCTGAAACAATAGGAACAGCGAATTCAACTGCAAGTCCACGAAGTTCTTCAGCAATCGACTTAATGTAAGTGTATGAGTTTACACTGCTTCCCATCTTCAGTCTACTTGAACAACAAATATTCAAATAGTCAATAAAGATAATTTTTGGACGAAAGTTCTTTTTAAGTTGTAACTCATTCAACAATGATCGAAAATGCAATGCACTAGCTGATGCAGTTGGATATTCTTTAATGATAAGTTTACCATGGGTTTTGCTTTGAAGAGCAGAAAATCTTTTTGAATAGTCTTCTTTGGGAATTACATGCAAATCATTGATACTGATATTCAATAGGTTTGCATCGATTCTTTCTGCAATTTTTTCTTCAGCCATCTCCATTGTGATATAAAGAACATCATGGCCCTGAGAAATACACGATGCAGCAACATGACACATGAAAAGAGACTTACCAACACCAGTCCCAGCAAGAGCGATATTGAGTGTTTTGTTAGGTAGCCCACCTTTTGTAATCTTGTTGAAGTAATCCAAGTCGAAGGGAATTCTCTCTTCTTTCTGATGATAAAATTCAAAACGTTTTTCATAATCATTAATATAATCGTGACCAACATTGTTGTCAAAAGAAACTCCTAGAGCATCAGAAAGAATCTTAGGAATCTCACCTTTTGCTTTATTAGTTTTTTTATTGTCTAGAATGTTAACTGATTCCATAATCGCATTATACAATGCCCTATCTTGGCAAAACTTTTCAGTCTGTTCAGTTAACCACTGAGTTTCTGTAGGTTCATCTTTATGTTTATGGATTTCATTGACTAATTCTACACAACCTCTGACTTGTTCCTCAGTTAATGTTTTAGATTCTACGAAGTTGATGACCAATGCTTCTTTAGTTGGCATCTTCTTGTACTTTTCAATAAAATCTTTAACTTCCTTGAAAATATTTTTCTCTGTTGTATCAGAAAAATATTCTTGTTCGATAAAAGGCATTACCTTTCGAGTGTAATCTTCATTATAGATCAGATTTTTCAGAATAGAATGTTCGAGGCGATTCAAAATTACCTTCCATTAAAATGATTTCAGAGAGAATGTCACCTAGCATTGTAACACACTTTTCATCTTTTTCTAACTCATTTTTGGCATAATTAGCAGAATCTACTATCATATAACCAAATTTAAGTGTAGCCAGATAACCTTGTTCTTCTACGGCGGCATTCGTATAATAATATAAAACACCAGCATAAGGACCTTTTAGAATCCTTATGCCAGTCAAATCAGTATCGGGAAAATCGTGAAACTGGAAGTCCTCATCAAGCTTCAGTTTCTTCGGTTTCTTCCAAAATTGAAGTATTTCCCATAATATTTCCGTAAGCGATTTCATATTTTTTTCTCACAAATTCTTTAAATTCTGGATTTTTAAGAATATCTTTCCAAAACTCCTCTGTCTGTGTAGCATCAAAACGATATTTCTTATCTGAAATTTCACCCGTTTCTTTGTTCACTTTCGAGTACCAACCATTGCTTGGTTTGATTACAAAGTCACCCTCAAGGGCTACATCCAAGAGCCCGGAGTATTTCTGAATACCGCCTTCGAACGAAACAGCGATAGGAATTTTTGATTTTTCTTTGACATAACGAGATTTCTCCACATTAATAATAAAGTTATATCCAGTAATTTCAGTACCATCTTTTTCTTGTTGTCGACCAAGAATAAAGATATTGTCTGCTGAGTAATAAGAACCTGTTCCACCACCAACGATATCTTTTGGAAACATACCGATTTCTTTATAGGTATGATTAACTACAACCATAGGAATATCTTTGATGGTTAGATGAGGGGTTATCATTCGAAACAAACTTTTAACTTGTTTCGCTCTGCTCATATCTGCAACAGATTTTTGATCCAGTGCATCTTCAACTTCTTTCTTTGATGCAAGATTACCGATTGAATCGACAATAATC